GACCAATCAGGGCCACTCTTTGAGCGGTCAATGCGAGCAGAAGCGTTTGCAAATTCAGCGCTTAATGGGTCGCACACAGTAAACTTGATGCCAACGTCACCAGCTTGTGGGTGAATGACATCAATAACTTCGTTCTGTGTGCCTAGCTCCTTGATATCCATATTAAGCAGCTACCTCAACAATTGCAGACTTAAGCGCAAGATTGCTAGACTTCATGTAGATAGCGCCGCTTGTGCCTTCCGATGTAGGAGCACTGGTTACAAGTGTTTGAACGTACTGAACTAATCCAGAAGCGCGCTCTACCTTTAAGCTGATAGTGGTGCGAGCTGATAGGGCAGTATCAAGGATGCCTTGGCCGGTGTCTGCTTCAACGATACGATACTGCAAAGCAGGGTCGCCGTAGTTTAAAGCACCGTGGGCTTTCTGTGTGATACCGTCTTTCAGGTCAACATGGTTTAGAATTTCGTATGATGGGCCGAACTCACCAATTGACGCAACACCAGTTACTTCTGAGAACGAAAGCGCCTCATATCCAGCTTGGTCGAATGTAGCAGGGGCAGCAGCAGACACAGAAACAACGGTGCCTATGTTTGTTAATGTATCAGTCATTGTTTTTTCCTATGGTTCAACGGTTTTTGATAGTTGTATTTTATCACTCTGAATACTCAAATGATAGCGGCAACACGTACACGCCCCCGCGCTGGAATGGTTCCATTGTTTGCGGGCTAGTTGTTATGCGAATTGCATCCACTAATATGGAACCTCTGGTAAACTCAGCTTCAAGTAGTCCAGCTATATCCGTTAGCTGTTTAATTCCGTTGTTCTTCTTGTTGCACACGTTTATCTGGCCAATGCCACGGCGAAACACTTTAGCATCATTCAGGCCATAATCGCGGTCGTTAGGCGCAATGGATAGTTCAAGCCATGCGCCACTGGCTGGCTCTGTAAAATCAAAGCCAATGTTATTAATCGGCAGGCTGTTAGCCGTAGCAAACGCCTTAGCCTTGTCCATTAGTGCTATGTGTAGTTGGGATAGTGTTGTCATTCTCTTAGCGTCCTACTCATTAATAAGCCTGCATTTTTGGCCACTGTGTACTGCCAATTCTGCGCAGCCTTTCGCATAAATTTAAATCGGTTCTCCATTGGTCGCGCATAGTTAGCCGTCCAGCCGAAATATAGTGTCTCGCCAACTCGCCAGCGGTTAATGGTTGTAACTGTCTCGCCTGCGTCCCAGTTTTGCACGGTGTAGCCTTCTGGCTGTTCGTCTAGCCCAATGGGCAAGCGCCCAATGGCAGCCTGCCCTGAGTTGATTAAAAAACTGGTATCAATAGGAGTGTTACCGCCTTTATTGTAGTCGGTCTGCGCTTCTTGGATTATCTCTTGCGCTGACTGCTTGAATACGGCTTCGATGCGGGCGTTGCTAGATGATATAAATTTGTTTATGTCGGCGGTGAATGTCATTTAAACCCCTCCATTCTGACCTGTCGGCCAATAAAGTCTATTGTAATTACATTACGGCAACGGCACTGGATTAGCTGCTTGCCTGGTGCGCCTAGGCTGTTATCACCAGGGTACATTGCCTTGCTGTCATCAGGGAAAGTGTACGCCTCCTCGATTGGAATGCCATCCTTGTAATTGGCCTCCATTTGAAAGTGGTCTAGGCGCGTTCGTTTGTCGCCTGTAGCGTCCCATGACTTCCGTGCATCCTGCGAATCCAGCTCGCCCTTCACCATGGCCTGTTCAACTGCTTGGAATTGGCCAGCTCTCAGCGCATTAATGGACTCAGTGCGTGCGATAACATCGCCTCTGTATTTTAACGCCTTGCTTTGCATTTGCGTGATAGCATTATCAACCTGCGCTTTTGTTAGCGGCGTACCGTCTTCAATGGCTTTGCGAACTATTGAGTCATAACGCTTGTCTCGCAACTCACGGGTGAAATAGTTGCGGTCTAATTCTAGTAGCTCATTGCGGGCCTTATTCACCCATCCTGCCTGCTGCGTGGTTAATCCAACTGTGCCGCCAGCACGTTTACCTGTTGCTGGATTGTATCGCCCTACTAAGCCAATAGCCGTGGTGCGTGGGTTATCGCCAAGCTCTAAGCCTCGCTGCAATTGCTGCTTAACCATTTCCACTTGGTCATCGACAACCTCTGTTAGAAACTGGCTAGGCTCGCTGCGTATCCATTCAATGGCACTTGGCGCGGCCATATCAAAACGAAAGCCGACACTACCTAGATCAGTAGGTATGCGCCCTATCTGCTCAACGCCTGTTAAGCCGCCTATTCTGTAGGCTTGGTATATTTCATCGTCTACCTGCTCAAAAGCCGCCCTGTCGATACCCAGCAAACGCACAACAGCATCACTGTCTTGGCGTGCTATCGCTGCTTCCAATTCTTTAAGCGTTACGCTGTTTTTTATATCAGACACAGACGAAGCGAAAGCGCGTAACATGTCTCGTTCTTTTTGTTGTGCAATTAGATCTAGATTAATAGGCATAAAAAACCCCTCGATTGAGGGGATTATAGCAAGAATGGGCGGTGCGGGCTATTTATCACCCTTTAACAAATATCATCCATGCAACTGGATCACCGGCCGCTGGCATTTGCTTAATGCGGATAATCTCACGACTAACACCGTCAATAGTAATGCGGCCCTGCATATTGGGCGTGGTGCCAAACACAGCCCCAGTTACTTGGATGTCAGAAGCACTAACCAAGTCGTCAACGTATTCTTTCGCAACACCACCGGCCGTTGCATCCAATGGAATCGGAGTCCCTTCTGTCATTGGGTCGTACTCAGTCGCGCCAGTTACTAGCGGCACGTATTCGATAACACCCTGCTTAAACTTGGCCATCAGCTTGCTAGCCGTGGCCGTCATGCGTGGATAAAAATCAGCCATTGGTAAACTTACCTTTTTTAATGTCGTAAACGCGAACCTTGCCGCCCGTGTATATGTCGCGTGTCGCTGCGTACTCTACGGCCTGCTTTGCTGTCTTGCCGTGGTCTATTGCTGCTATTGCCCACTCGCTACCTGAACCAGTGGCTGCCACAGCTTCGTCTAGTGGTTCCATCCAGAATTGCCCGCCATCTTGAATGCTAATCAGATAAACATGATCATCCTTGACTAGTATACCCTCGCACTGTAATTCGAACTCAGTCTCGACCACATCGCCATGACTATAATCAACCGTCAACGCAGATAGCATCTCGAAGTCAGCGCGGCACCCAGCCATAAAGATTATGCCATTCTCTGTCTTCATCCACTTTTGTGCGCCATCCGTCGTGATCATACTCCCTTTGGTCAAGCGACTATCGCAGGCAATCTGCCCGCGCTTATGATCATAGACGATGGTGGTCATAGTTAATTACCCGTGTGATACAGTGAAGTTACTCGAACCATAACCGCCACTGGCCAAGAATGGCGCAAGTGTTGCATTAAGCTTGCGGTATATGGTCGTTTGGTTTCCTGTGTCTGAGTATGACACTGAAACGGCACCGAATACAGTTTCTTGTGCCACTCTTTGCCCAACGTCACTTAATGGGTCTTCGCCTCGATCGTAAATCAAAGCCGCTTCCATTTGGGCATTTTTGATACCTTGCGGTATTTCTGTGCTGCCATCGCGGGGGAATGCTAATACCTGTGCTTCGTCAGTTTTTGTTCCCTTGTACGTCTGAGCCTCAATATAGTCAAGCGCAAGCGTTAGCGTCACCGCCTCAGCTTTTGCCAGTGTAATGCCACGTGCTGCTGCGTATGCTGTGAAGTCTGTTTCTTCTACGTATCCGATTAGTGCCATGACCTACCCCTTAAACTCGTAAACGAGAGAGCTTGCGCGAATGCTAATAGTTCCGGTTATGTCAGAGGCTAACGCTATGCCTATAATGTCGCCAGCCTCAGCGTCTAGCGCACCAGTGCCGCTAAGGTTGCCAATGTTGCCAGCGTTCGGCATTCTAGCATGGACTGAACGAGGACTGAAAATAGTAGACCCACCCCGCTCAATACTAAAAGCAGCGCCAACCGTTGTGCCATTACTTGTGTGGCTTATATCAGCGTATCCATTGATAACAACTAACCCAGCTCTATCTACCTGAACGCGCCCATCTGCCAAAACAGTGAATGCAGTACCAGCGAGTAGAGCCTGCTCGTATCCATTCAATAAGGTAGAGAATCCGCCAAGCGCTGGATTTAGATCAGCGTCGCCTGTTCCTGTTACAGCCAATGTAATAGCAGGGGTAGGATGCGTTATTGAAACCTGTGCCACATTAGTCTCAAAATTGCTATTGATTAGATTAGCAATAGACGACCATAAGCCGCTATTTGGTATTGTTTGTTTAGCCATAGTTGCTCATTTCCGTGTTAGGTTCTAGTTCTGTTGATGCTGTTAGTCCGAATGCAGGACTGCGCGGGCCTATTTCTTCGAATTGCACGTATATGTCAATCACCTGAGTTGATCCGCTTGTATTCTTTACAACTACGCTAGGCGTGTTAGATTCACAAGCAACAACAGACGATTGAATAATGCCGTAGCCTGTGTCTAGTTTGTTCCCCTGCGGAGTGACCGCATAAAACAACTGACTTGTGGTAGGTGTTTCATCTACCGAGCATATATTCATATTGCTAGGTTGGAATATACCATCTGCCGAGCCTGTAGCGTGGCTTGAATAAATGCTGATTGGCAGCCCGTCATTTGTGGCGGCTTTTGTTATTACTATTGAGGAAGACGGCGAAATATTAAGCGCAACAGAGTTGCCAGCCTGTATGCTATAGCTCGCTGATATTGAGAATAGTTTTTCGTTATAACTAGCTGAAATGCTAGAAGGTTCAGCGCTTACCTTTTGACGACGAATATACGTGACATCATTCGTCAGCAAATCATCAGGTAAGCCTTGGATTATGGAAGGTACTCTACTCATAGCGTTGGCATCACGTTAGCTGGGTAGTCGTCAGCTTTTCCGAAGTAGGCGGCTTGCATTTTCAGTTTAGCTCCTACTGGCATTAATCCAGAATCCGATTCGCCCCATATTCCACCCCTGTGCTCCCCATTCGTAGCGGCAATGTATTCAGTTTCAACTATACAATAATCATCGTTTATGTCTGTTTTCTTGTAGGCTATACCTGCAGTGTTTCTTTCAACCGTATCTGTCAAGAAATCATATCTAAAATCTGAAACAACTTCGGCAGACGGATATTCTTGAACAATGTGCCTTATTTTTGAATAGCCATTTTTTCCGAGTAAGCATGCTGTATATAATTTATCACCAATATTAAAAGTGGTGTTGCTTGAAAAGGTAAAAGTAGCAGTGCCAGCCACTCCTACATATTCAAACTCGCCCACAAAACTCTCGCCGCTTGGGTTGGACTCTGTAACGCTTGTGTATGATAAATCTGGATCGACTGTGTTCCCATACCACTGGGAAGGATCAAACGGGCTAGGCATATAATTGGTGACATACGGATAAGAAACAATGACGCTAGGATTGTGGCTTTTTCTTACGCGCCTTTGTTTTTGTTTGTGCCACGCTTGAAACACTTGTGTTTCCGTTGTCGCATAGCTCGGGCTTGTTAGTGTTATCATCTTTTAAACCCTCGTTTATTTGCTTCTTGCGGATAGTCTGCATCAATGTCGTAAAATCAACCGCTTGACCTGGTACCAAACCATCTTTATTTAATTCTGACATATTAAACCTTAAATAGCGCCCCTCCGAAGAGGGGCTTTATTATTAGTTAGTTACTAAGAATGCTAGTGGTACAAGCTTACGGTCTACAACACGGTTCCAGCTAGTGGCTAGCTTCAATTCAGCAATGCTGAAAGAGTCACCAGTTGGGGTGCCAGTTGATTCAAAGCCGAACGGGTGCAATATTTGAGTCTTACGAGTCCATAGGGTAGAGATACCACCGCCGTTACCGCCTGATTCAGCACGCTCTAGTTCTACTGGGTATTCAGGCATACCTTCGCCATAACCAAATGCACCAGCGCCAAATAATACAGTAGTATATTTGAAGCCATCAGTTGAACCAGCTGTTACGGTCATACCATCATCAACAATCACACGTTTGCCCATGTAAGTTGGGATAGTCATTTGACCTTGTGAATCAGGGATAAAGTCAATGTCGTCCGCGTCAACCATTTGCTTATACACTTGAGAGTGCACAGCAATTGCACCGGTATTAGTGAACGCATCGCCCAAAGTGAATGCAGCAGCGGTGAAGTTAGAGCGGCTAAACTTAGTAGCAACCGATTGACCAGCAATAGATTCAGAAGCAACATCAACAACCATGTCACCAGAATCATTCGCCACGTTATCCGCTAGGATACCATCACAAGAAGCGATTAAACGACGCTGCCATTGGCGCATCCAATAGGTGTCAACACGGTTACGGATATGGGTCATCGCATTTTCACCCATGGCCAATTCAGCTGCGAGGTCAGACGCAGACAAGCCTTTGTTTAAGAAAGCTTTACGGCTTACTTGCTCTGCCTGTGTTAGTTTCTGTGCTGCTGCAACTTCAGCAGGATCGTCGCTGGTTAAGTTAGCTTCGATAGCAGCGTCAATGTCATTCCAGAACGGTAGTTCTGCTTTTTTACCGGCTGCGTTT